TTACGTCCGACAGCGGATTATCATATGCTTCTTTACGAGGCATAGATTCTTCTAGTTCTCTTAACAAACTGTCTTTACGACGATCGCCTACTAGATCTTGGCCACCTGGCACATCCTTGAGTTCGCTGTCTAACAGCAATGAACCTTCGTGATCTTTACCGTAGGCTTCAAATGCATCATTGTCGTCGGCCTGTTGCCGACCATACACACATACCCATTCTGGATTGATTCCAGCACGCTCAACTATCAATTGGCGAATCTGTGTGGTTATAGTTGGGTAGGCCACGCTTGCTTCAAACTGCCAACACTCGCAAGCACCCCACTTGGGAAACTCTCTGTGTTCTTGAATGGGCAAACTTTTGGCTGCGGTAACGCTAACTAATTCATAAGCGTCAAGAGCATTTTTGATACGCTCCATGATTTCACCCTTGGGTTCAATCTTTGCAATTTTGATGCGGAAATCATATGGTTGATTTCGCGATGCAATGTATTCAGTAAGACTTTTCATAGGTTATTATCCTGTTTATAGAGTATTTATTTGTTTTTGTTCTTTTGGAGAATCTGATTTAACAGTTCGTTACGATCTAAAACTACACCTTGCCCAGTAATGGGTTGATCATCTGGATTGTCTTTGCTGATCTGATGATCCAGTCTAGCCTTCTGTAGCTGTAGTTGCACCATGCGCAGTTTTTTGTCCATTTTGGCTGTTTTGGCAGTAATAGCATGCCCTAGTAATGTGCCAGCAGTTTGAAATACCACGCCGCCAAATCTGGGATCCATGTTCATTCCCAAGTCCATTAGATCCTCAAACTTGCTTTTTGCTAGATCCGCAAGTTCGTCCATTTCCGCATCGCTAGCTTCTAGATCTCTCACAGTAGGCAGTGCTAGATCAATTTTGTCAATGGCTTCATCCACTCTAGCAATTGCTTCACGATTGTCTGCAATAGTTTGTAGCACTTCAGAGTTTTTGGCAGAATCTGTTGATGGCAAGTCGGGTAGGTCAAATAGTTCGGATAATTTTTTGGTCATGCAGGTATTTACCGAGCCTTTTTGCCTTGGTGGAAGAGATCTGATTCAGTTACAACTCTAAATCGTAGTCCCTGTTGTTTGGCCCAGGCGTTGGCCGCAGCCCATTTGTGCATATTAAGCACGGCCGCCGCTTGATCTCTCACGCTTCGACCTGCTGCCTCCAGTGTGGTTTGTTTGCCGGGTTTGATTTCTATCAGTTCGCCTATACGTTCGTTGTTTTTGTTTTGATAGATGATTAGAAAGTCTGGCACATAAATTGTATTGCGTTGTGTAAACGGATTGACATATGGTACATGTACTGCTTCACTGGCCCAGTGTATCACAGCCGGATTGTTATCACAGAATCTCATAAAACTGTGTTCCCAACTGCTTCTATAATGCGGAACTTTTTTTCCTACGTATTTGTCGGGATTGAGAACCTGATAAAAACCATTTGCGTATTTCATTAGGCTAGTATAGCACGAGTCACGTATTTGCTGGTTTGTGGTCTATTTTTTACGCCAAGGAAACTGGTGCCAATTCTTTCAAAGTTTAAAAAAAGTGCAGTATAGGTGTTTAAATCTCCAGCTGGAATTTTTAAAAACTCATCTAGAGCACTCATTGGGGTTATGCCTTGTTTGATTGCAGTATACATCACAGCACTAGCCAGTGCTCGAGCCGATTCCTTGTTGTCGGCTATTTGTTCAAAGTGTGCGACCAAAGCAGCATCAACATTGCTGCTTACTGAAATTGGAAATTCAAAATAGTTATTAAAAAACTTATCAACCGCTGGTGGATTAACAGCATTAGTATCAATGGCCTTTAAGTTGGTTGGATTAGGTATTTCAGGATATTGTGTTTGTACCATTTAGCTTCCTTTGGCCACACGCTGATTGCTGGGCACACGTGGCAGTCTAGTGCTCATGTTTGAGTAACTGCTGGATGACAAATAAGTTTCTTGTGTGGCGGTATTTTTTTCAGTGAGGTCAGCTGCTGACCGATTGCTACCTACGCCAAATACCGTGTCTGTAAAAATCTTACTATTAGATTCAAGTGTCATGGTATAGGATTGGTTGAGGTTGGGAAGAAGTTGGCCGCCGATGGTAAATTCAATTTATCTAAGCTTATTTTAGATGCAACTTCGGCTCCGCTCGGGAACTGTAGGTCTTTGAATGGTGTATTGGCCAATGCACTAGAGGCCTCTTTAACAATATTGTTGGTACCTGTTTGAAAGGTGGTTGCTGTGCTTTGTAGATTTTGCTTTAGAAAGGCCGCATCTTTGCCTATTCTTTCTTGCAATGTTTTGAAATTATTACTGTCTGCTATTTGACGTAAACCCTGTTGTGCTTGTTTAATTTGATTTGAAAATGCATCTGGCGGAGGAATTAAATTTGAAGTGGATGCAATTAATTGATTGGATGCATCTTTTGTCAGATTAACTATTTTGTTTACATCTGCACCGGCTATGGCTCCTTGTGCGTTGGTAAACACACCAGATAATTCTGAGCCAATTGCAGCTGCCGGATTACCAGTTAGTGCAGTACCAAAACCTCCGGTAATTGCTGCTGCACCAGCAGTTACATTTAAACCATTGCTTGATACACTTCCACCAGCTGCAATAATTTGAGGATTAAGCGCACTTTGGAAATTTGGTCCTGCAAATGCCCCCCTATAAGGAATATAAGTTTGATTTAGAGCACTTTGAAAGCTACCGCCGCGTAGCACATTGGTAAAAGCTTGTGTCAGTTCGCCCTTAGCCAAATTTGTCAAATCAACATTTTTGTTTTTTTCATATCCTCTTACTAACGAAAAAGCTCTTGCGCCCCAACTACGGTTATCACCATTTATTATCACGTCATCTAATACATTTACAATACCACCAGGACCCAAGATGCTGTTTGTGCCGCCACCAGCCGGAGTCAATGGACTTGGCGATCTATCATAGTGCAATTGCGCGAATCCTCTTGCAACCTTGGTGTTTCCACCTGCATATAAAACTGACTCATAACTTATGGTCATTACATTTTCCATGGTCCCTTCTTGACCATTTTGATGTGAGCCATGTCTATATGCTGTTATAATTGGATTGATCAAAGTGTATTCGCTGAATCTTTTTTGATGCAAACTATAGATTCTGATAGCGTTGATGTACTGGGTTGATATTGCACTATTCTTTCTTGGTGTATAACCAAATTTGTTAAACAAATTGCGTTGACCGGTCACATGCTTGTTGCTTCTAAGATATACTGGATTCAGTGCACCTGTGGCATCACCGTAATTGTTATCCATGTCTCTAAAGTAGTGATTGTAATAATCAAACCATAACAGTCTTGCTATATTGGCCGAATCATCGTGAAAAGTTATATTAATGTCTTCGTAACGGATTTTGCTCTGTGCTATTGATGGTCTGTTGTAGTTGTTGAAAGTTTTGGTATCAACTCTAAACTTTGGTAAGTCTGCTGATTTTACCAACATACCAGCTTCCAATTGATTGCGTTGATTGACTGTGGTCAGTTCAGGATTAAGATCAAAGTACACATGAAACAGCCAGGTATACTTGGGAGATCTTTCGTAATTGTTGTCAACAAACAATCTGGCAGCATGTCTGTAATCTTTTACATTGTCGCCGCGAGCGATTTGTTTTAGGAAACCATTAAATATACTCATACTGATTCTTTTTTATTATTTAGTTCAAAAAAAAGCCCGGATTTTACACCGGGCTTTGTCAAGTGTTGAAACTACTGTTAACTTACACCAGTAATTACTGTGCCCAAGGTTCTGCCTACCGCAGTACCAATACCAGTGCCAGTTGGGCTTTGAATAGCATTGTCATACATGATTGTTAGTGCAATTGTTGCTGGTGCATTCTCTCCATAAGCCATGTCGCCGTAGTTGACTTGAGATAACAATGCTCCGTACAATTCCCATGTTTCTAAAATGTTTGGCTGATTAGCACCATTACCACCGTCCAGCATTTCAAATTTGAGAACAAATTTATAGTCAATGCCTGACGCGGCTGAACTTTGTTCTGCAAAGTCAAATTGCTTCTGAACTTGTTCGCCTACTAATTTACTTACGTTACCGCCTGCATCATCTCTAAGTGTCACGGTAACTGCTTCCCAACTTGGTTTACCAATTAAGTTTACCTTTGAGTTATACACTTCAATAGTAAACGGGTTCATGTTTAAGTTAGGACGGCTGATACTGTCTACTTGTTTGGTGAGTTCGACTCTATCAGTGCTTACACCAAAGTTTTCAAATACTGCACGAAAGCGATATTTAAGTTTTGGCATTAACAAACCTTGTGTGCTGGCACTTTGGTTTGTTGCTAACGGTACTGTAAATCTGTTCAATGAGGCAATTGCCATTTCTATCTCCTGTTATAGGTATTTACCAGAATTTGGTTGGAAACTATTGGGGTCATCCAGACCCCAATATATACCCATATTATACTCCTGCTGCAATGTCACCTGGGTTCTTCAAACGAATTGGAATGTAAATAAATTCCACTGCCTTCATTGGCTCAATGGCAATGTCTACATACAATTCGTTTCTGGCAATACGTGTTGGTGTGTTGTTGGTTTCGTCACACACAACCAAGTAGTCGTATACACCACGCTTGGCCACCAAGTCGTTGATCGCACCGCTGATGATGTTGGCGATCTGATCTCTAGTGATCTTGTCGTTGGGTTCAAACAAGAATCCATCGCCTACTCGAGCCAAGATAGTTCTCAAGTAGTTGACCAAACGTGCAACATTGATACGATCCAAGCTGCTTGCGGTTGGGTTGCGTGTTTTCTGACCCCAAACCACCAAACCAATACCTGGTAAGTTTGTAATAGGATTGATTCTGTTTTCGTACAGGGTGTCTCTCACTCCCACACGAATACCATCAAACACAAACTCACCGGTGTTGGCATCAATATATCCAATGCTGCTGGCGTTGTCAACCAGGCCACGACGTGTACCTGCTGGTGCAAACCACTGATAGCTCACATTGTCGTTAAAGATAATTGTACGTAGTGCCATGTGACTTGCTGGCACCACAATGCTATTACCTTGTAGGTCCGAAGTCTGGCCCGATGGATAGTAAATGCCCAGATACGGACTGGCTGTAGCTAGACCGTCTCCGTTGGTGTTATTGCTCCAATTGGCAATGTCAATTGCATTGGGTGCCAAACGCATTGGTGTGTCGCCAACGATAAATGCTGTCTGTGCTCTGTCGTTGTTGAGTGCTACCATTTCGTCAATCACTTCTGGGTAACCAGGAGTAGCAATCAAGTTAAACGCAAATTGATCTTCACGTACTTCGGTGTTGGCAATCAATGCAGACTGCATTGCAGCCACTACCATACGACGCTGTGCTTGACGGCCCATGTAGGGACTGCCGTTGTCTTTGAGACCACTGGCTGTTTGCCAGGTGTCTTTAACTGTAGGCAAACTGCTACCAGCGCCAGGCACTGCCGGCAACTCTGGATAAGCATTGGCATTAAACTTGTTGCTCACATACTGTTTGACATTGTAACCGCTGCGACGTGTGTTAAACAACAGCATACCACGCGGATACAGTCTGTAGTCTGGTGCGTCTTGGTCAATATAGTTGCTGACCAACAAATCTGTGATTGATGGCAAACTGCCTGTGATAATGTCTGTGGTGCCGGTGGTATCCCAACGTGCATCAGCAAACACAATACCGTTTTGTCCAATCTGGTCAGTGTTATCAATCAGTAGCCATTCTGTACCATCGTAACGATAAAGCACAGGATAATTTTCTAGGTCACCGCTGTCCAACCATAAATCACCAGCTTCCAATGCAGTTATACCGTCGCTTTGAAACTCTGGTTCACTTGCACTAACAATTACACCATTTGGGTCAGTCAAACTTAAATCGTATCCACGAGCATCTGTGGTGCTACCATCGTAAAAACTGTTTTTATAACCTTTCCATCCACCAATATCATTTATCATGATATCCACCGTGGCAGGATCGCTGTAGTACCACAACGTTCCGTCGTCAGGTGCTTGATATGGTTCTGTGGTGCTGTAAGTATATGTTAATGCTTGCCAATTTGTAAGCGCCAAGGTAGTACCGTACAAGATTGTACCTGTAGTGTTACTAGAAAAGCCTGCATCCGCTGTAGGTGTACCGGTGACGTCATCTAAGTAAATATCTCCACCGTATATATGAGTGAAGGTAATTACATTATTGGCAAAGGTGACATTTAATTCAGGAATGTTTGCGGCCAATACGTCTGCTACAAAACTGTTAGGAGTTGACCCTGTTAATGTGATGATATAACTAGTTATAGTTGGTGCAGCTAAGACTGTTACGCCAATTGAAATTTGTTCACCTATAGTAAATGGATTAGGTACAAGAGCTGATCCACTTACACTTGTTTGTCCTGCCAGACGTCTGCGGAATGGTTTATATGCCGCAGTATTGTCAAGTAACGGATCATAATTGATCCAAACTGTGCCTGCTGCAATACCGTTTCCGCCACCAGCTGGATCTAATCCAAACAAAGCTGTTTCGGGGCTGCTATAAAATTCTGTGGCCAATGTGGCAAATGTTTCTGTGGCACTGTTGTACCGTTTAATAACCACATCCGAACCGTTGCCCACTGCGCCAATCTTTAAGAATATACTTCCACTTGGTCTTGGCACCGAGTCGCTTGATCTCCAGGCTGGAATTTCTGCAAACGTGCCAGTGGTTAGTAAAGGTTTAGCATATGTGCTTCCAGATACACCTAAACCTAAACTTGTCATTGGTGTGCCGGAAGCGTTGGATATAGTGATTCTGCCATCAGCAGTGCTACCGTTGCTTCTTGCTGCACCAGTAGCATAAATTTCAAGTCTACCTCCAATGTAAACAGCAGAAACTCCTGGAATCGCTGCGGCATTAATGGCAGAAACTACCTGAGCAATAGTTCTTGCAGAAAGAGTGTCACCAACGGTAACTGATATAGTGTTTATTGTCAAAGAAGCAGCCGGGTTGCTAGCAGGAATAGCCGTGGTTGAACTGGTAGCAAAAACAGTAGTGCCTCTAATAGTAGGCCATGACTGTTCCCATGCGGTAGTGCCTACTCTCACCCAATTATTGGCTCTATTTTTGTAATACGCTATAGCATTACTGCCTGTACCAAAAGATATAGCATATTGTCCAATTTGACCAATACTGGAGTTTGGTACATAAAACCCGCCTGACAATGTTTGATCTGTTAAAGTTGTAACTAAAATTGGTGATTGTAATACAAATTCATTATTAATAGCATCCCACTCGTTGATGCCCCATGTGCTTTCTGTAAGGTCCATCCAATGTGTGCCATTGGCAACATTGCCGGAAGGTCTAACACTGGTTCCAACCAATTGATCTAGGTCAATGTCTGCTCTGATAGCATAAATTCTGTTGACATTGCCCAACACGCTGTACGCTGTCATTAAACCATATTCGTTGCGTTCGTCGCCGTGCAATGGTGTGCCTGATGCGCTTTGTTTAAAGCTTGGATAACCCATTGAAGCAATAAGTTCTCGTTGACTGCTAAATGCTAGCAACCTGCCTGCTCGAGCAGCGGTAGTGTCAGTGGCAGAACCGCCTGATGGATTGGTTTTATCCTGTGCAGTTGCCATAATAATTAGGGGAACTGTTCCTACTGCACCCGGAACATATTGACTTTCGTCGGTAACGGTTATTTCTAAACCTGGAGATACTAGTGCCATGTTTTTATCCTTTAACAAAACATTTGCAAGTATTTATTAAAAGGATATAGAATTTGGCTCTGATGAGGTGCCTTTAAAAGGTTTTGCTATAAATAACTTTATGCAAAGACCACTGTGCTCTCAATGTCAAGGCAATCCTGCTGCTGTCAATTACAAATTGGGTGCCAAAACCTACTACAGAAAGACCTGCGCCAGTTGCGCCAGGAAAGGTAGACGAGTAAAAGAAATACCCGGCTGGACCAAAAGTGGTTATAAGAAAAAACTCGCCTGTGAGCGATGCAATTTTAAAGCAAAAACAGCCAATCAAATATTTGTTTTTTATCTTGATGGAAATTTAAAAAACAACAATTGGGTTAATCTGCGTAGTGTGTGTGCCAATTGCAGAATTGAACTTAATTCTACTAAAACTACCTGGCGTGAGAGTCCGCTAATAGCAGATTATTGACCTTGATGTAAAGTTCGTCTATCGTACCGTTGTTTTCAATTTCGTGATTAAAAGTTTGCCCAATCCAGGCCCATTCGCTGTGATGCACGTTGGGATATCGCTGTGGCATCAATTGCCCAGCATCCTCTAGTAGCCATTGCCTATCTTCGTGTGTGGTATTTTCTATTAGCGCACAGTCATACCACTCGGGCAATGGACCACGTTTGACCCATACACACATGCCACCGTGTTTTCTAATAGCTGTAATTTCGTTGGGAAAACGCACATCGCTGATTACAATGTCTTCTGTGGTTTTACGCAGTCTGTTTTCTAGGCTGGCTATCCAAATATCATTATGAAATGCGCCGCGGCAAACTTCAGTGCCCCACAGTTGTAGCATGTATCTAGGAGTGAGACGGGGCATGTCAAGCCGTCGGGCCCACCATGGATCCACCTGCTCGCGCCACTCTCTGGCTTCGGGAGTGAGTCCTTCTAACAATTCTCTGTCCCAGCCAAATACCTGTGCCACAGCATCTTTGAGTGTGCCGGCAAAGCTGTCTCCCACAAAGCCGTGCTTGGCCACAAGATAGTTGGCCACTGTGTCTTTGCCCGAGCCAATAAAGCCTGTTATTCCTATGATCATAAAAAATGCCCCCTCAGGAGCATTTTAATACTGTTGTTGCACAAAGTCAAACACCGTACCGGTTCTTTTTAGGCTTGGCTACAGGACTGTCTTTGTGAACAGTAGGCCCTTCTTGGCTGCGTAGATCGCCGTGATTCATGTCTTCATGATTGGCATGAACTGCTTTGTAAGCCAATTTAAGCATTTCTTGCTCTTCTTTACTGTAAGGCGCTGTCAATTTCCATTTGCCCAGCCAAGATTCTTCGTCCACATCAGGCATGGTTTTGCCGTCAGTAGCTGCTAGTGCTAGCCCCAGTCTATATAGTGTGTAATCACTGTTCCATTTTTTACCATCGGCGAATCTGTTCAAGCCTTTAGTGGCTCGTCGTTGGTGGTCACTGAGTTCACCCACGCTTTCTTGTATGATAT